TTTTAGCAAAAATTAATAGAATTAAAGAATTACTAAATGATTTTCTATTTTCTTTTAATGATAAATTAAAACAGATTATTGAATTATTCAACACTGTTAATACAAATAAAAATATTGATGGTTATAACGGTCTTGTTATAAATAATCCCGCAACAAACACAAGTGCTAATACAGGAACAATAGTTTTTAACACAAATATTAACACAAATATTTTTAAAGATAATGGATTTAATTTTACATATAAACAAGTAGAATTAATTTTATTAGACCTAAATGAGTATTCAAATACAATTGATGATTTAATAAAAACTAACCAAGAATATAAAGGATATATATTTAAAATTTATGAATTGGATAGTACAATTCCAAATATTAAAAATAGATATGCCGTTGCATTAGATGATAAAGGTGTTGAAAAATTTAGGTCGGAAACATCATTTACACTTAGACCAACTGTTTTAATTGAATCGTTGAAGTTTAAAATTGATAATGATTTGATAGCAAACTATATAATATAAACTATTTATGGATATAAGTGAATCGGAAAAATTACAACTAAGAGAATTAAAAAAACTTATTCCAAATCATAAAGAATTTAATAAAAAACTTGAATTAAATTTATTAAAAAATTGGGATGATATTAACGCAGCTTTTGAATATGTTAAACCATATTCAAAAGAGTATTATCAAATAAGAGAATTTTTAAAAAATCAATTGTTTAGAGTATTTACAGAATATTATTATTTTTCAAGAAGTAGAAAAATCAGATTACAAAATTATATAAATTACAAAAACTATTTACAAAATGAAATTGACCCAATTGAAGAAGATATTGAAAGAATCAGCGAAGGAAGCAATGATGGAAGTATTGAATGAAGTTCTTCCCCAACAAAAATCATCTACTAAACAAAGAATTGATGAGAATTTTCATGTTAGTACACAAAATACTAATCCACAAATATCGAATATAAAGGCACAAATGCAACAAATGTTCATGCCACAGCCTACTTATCAAGCACCTGTTCAACAACCAAACCAACCTGTTGTAGTTCCAAATGCACTTCCAACAACAGCTTTAGGAGGTATTTTTGGAGCAGTTGCTAATAGAATGGATGTACAAGATTTAAAAGCACTTAATTCATAAAATTTTAATATATGCGTAGAGCAGTAAAATATCAACCTATTGATTTAGATTCAAATAAAAGAGTGGGAGTATCAATCCCATTTAATGGAAAATCTGTTTTTAATTCAACGTTCACAACTGCTCAACAATTAAAATCTAATTTGATAAATCTTTTATTAACAGATAAGGGAGAAAGATTTTTTGATAGTGAATTTGGTGTTGGGTTAAGAAGTTTATTATTTGAAACTATCACAGATTTTGAATTTATCAAATCTTCTATTACAAAAGATATTGAAAAATATATTCCACAATTAATTATTCAAGATTTTGTCATAACGGATTTAGGTAATAATCAAATCAATATTTATCTAAAATATAGTTCTGAAACTAACTTAGTTAGTGATGAAATTAATCTTGAATTTAATTAATGTCCGACAATAAATTAACATATTTAAACAAAGAGTTTATTGATTATAAAAAGTCTTTACAGGACTTTTTGAAAGTCTATTATCCAAACACTTTTAACGATTTTACTGAAAGTGACCCTGCTATGATGTTCATCGACATAGCATCGGCTGTTGGAGACGTACTTTCATTTTATCAAGATAAACAATTTAATGAGAATTTTTTGTTATATGCAAAAGAGAAAGAAAATTTGTTTGGACTTGCTTATCAAATGGGTTATAGACCCCAAGTAACAAGTCCATCATTTGTTGAATTTTCTATTAGGCAACTAATTCCATCAACGATAATTTCATCAAGTGCTTTTCCAAATTTTGATTATGCTTCTACAATTAATGCGGAAGCATCTGTATCAAGTTTATCAACAGGTATTGATTTTTTAATTCAAGACCCAATTGATTTTAGTTTTTCTTCAAGTTTTGACCCAACAGATATTCAAGTATATTCAACTAATAATATAACAGGTCTTCCCGAATATTATTTGTTGACAAAAAAAACCAAAGCATTATCAGCAACATTAAAAACAGAAACCATTTCAATAGGAGATGTTCAGAAGTTTTTTACAACAAATCTTTCTGACACAAATATAATTGGAATTTTAGATGTTTATGATAGTAATGGTAATAGATGGTATGAAGTAGATTATTTAGCACAAGATACTATTTACGATGCTGTTAAAAACATTTATAAAAATGACCCAATTCTTTCACAATATAGTTCCGATAGTCCATATTTAATTAAGTTAAAGAAAGTTCCAAGAAGATTTGTTTCAAGATTTAAGTCAACAGGTTTGTTAGAATTAGAATTTGGAGCGGGTGTTTTTTCAATCCCCGACGAAGAATTAATTCCAAATCCCAATAATGTTGGAATAAGTGGTGGAATTTCAAAATTAGGAGCAAACTTAGACCCATCTTCACCAATGTTTAGTGGTGCTTATGGAATTGCTCCAAGAAATACAACATTAACGATTAGATATTTAGTTGGTGGTGGTCTTTCGTCAAATCTTCCTGCACAAGATATTGCAAATATTCAAAGTGTTACAATGAATTTGTCATCAAATTTGGATGTGAATATTTCAAATGTTGTTAGAAATTCATTATCAATTATTAACGAATTTCCTTCAAGTGGTGGTAAAGGTGGTGATACAGTTGATGATATTAGACAAAGAGCTTTGACAAGTTTTTCAACTCAAAACAGAGTTGTTACAAAAGAAGATTATGTTGTAAGATGTTTATCTATGCCCTCAAAATTTGGAAGTGTTGCAAAAGTTTTTGCTACACAGGATTATTTATTTTCAAACAATGTTTCTGACAATTTAATTGATAATAATCCATTAGCAATTTCATTGTATGTTTTGGGATATAATCAAGATAAGAAATTAACAAATGTTTCAAATTCAATAAAAGAAAATTTGAAAGTATATTTGTCACAAACCCGAATGTTAACAGATTCGATTTTGATAAGAGATGCTTTCTACATAAATTTTGGAATAGATTTTGATATAGTGGTGTTACCCGATTATAATGGAAAATTGGTTATTTTAAATTGTATAAATGTTTTAAAAGATTATTTTAACATTGATAAATGGCAGGTTAATCAACCAATATACATTTCGGACGTATATTCAACACTTTCAAATGTAGAAGGTGTTCAATCAATTAAAAAGGTAGAATTTAAAAATATAACAGGGGAAAATTATTCACAGTACACTTATGATATTATTGCAAAAAATAATATTATTTTTCCATCTCTTGACCCAATGATTTTTGAATTAAGATTTCCCGATGTAGATTTAAAAGGTAGAATAGTAAGTTTTTAAAATTAAAATAATTTACAATGGAAATTATAAAAAAATATTTAGATAATGGTCAATATGTTAAAGAAAAGACTTTAAAAACATCTGTTGTTTTTCATCATACCGCAGGTGGACATAGACCAGATTTTACGATAGATGGTTGGAATAAAGATACTTTGGGAAGGATTGCAACACAATATGTTATCGGTGGAATTTCCATAACAGATGGTAATTCTGATTTTGATGGAAAAATTTACAAATGTTTTGAAGAAGAAAATTATGCCTTTCATTTAGGAATCAAAGGTAATAATAATAGATTTGATAAATGTTCAATAGGTATTGAAATATGTAATTATGGTTATTTGAAAAAGGTAGGAGACAATTATATAAATTATGTTAATAAACTTGTTCCAAGTAATCAAGTAGTTGATTTAGGGTACTCTTTTAAAGGTTACAGGTATTGGCACAAGTATTCGGATAAACAAATTGCTTCATTAAAGTTTTTATTACAAGACATTTCAAAACGTCATAACATTCCAATCACACAAGTTAGTTTTAGTTTTTTAGAAAATGTTTTAAAACAAAATGAAATAAAAGGTGTTTTCACACATGTAAATTTTAGACAAGATAAATGGGACTGTTCCCCACAACCAAATTTAGTTAATATGTTAAAGGAGCTTTTATAAGTTCCTTTTTCATTTTAAACCATTTCCAATGAATATTTATAATAAAGTTTATAAAAGTGGCTGTAAGAAAGTTTTTATCCAAAAAAGATAGTACAATTTATTCATACAATCCTACTCAAAATACAGGGTTAGATGAAATTTTATCATTAATTATTTCAAATGGTAAACTTTCTTATGATGTAGGAATTTCAAGAGCTTTATTAGAATTTGATAATTCATCAATTCTTTCAACATATAATTCAATATCTTCTTCAAAAGATATTTCTTTAAAATTATTTGTTGCAAATGCCATTGAATTGCCAAGTGAATATACAATCAATGTTTTTAACATAAATGATTCTTGGAAAAATGGTTATGGTAGAGCTAACCAAGTTCCAATAACAGATGATGGAGTTTCTTGGAAGTCTTTAAATAACATTTCAGATTGGACTATTAGAACAGGTTCTTATTCAAATTATTCTCCAAATTCTTATTCAAGTAGTTATTGGAGAAATGATGTTACACAAAGTGTTACCTTTGGAATTTATGATGAAAAAAACATTAACACATCTGTAAAAAATTTATTTTTACAACAAGTTTCACAATCACTAAATGGTGGATTTTTAGTAAAATTTGCAACATCACATGAACAAGATGTTACAATAAATTCTGAATTAAATTTTTATTCAAAGGACACTCATACAATCTATCAACCGCAATTAGAATTAAAATGGGATGATAGTATTTATTCAACCACAGGTAGTTTAATTACTATGTCAAATTTTCAAACATCTTTTGCAAATAATCTATCTGAATTTTCAAGTCAAAATATTCAAAGATTAAATATTCTTTCAAGAGAAAAATTTCCACAGAGAACATTTTCAACAGGTAGTTTATACACCAATCAAAAGTATTTACCACCAACAACATATTATTCAATAGTAGATTTAAAAACAGGTCAACCTGTAATAGAATTTGATGAAAATTACACAAAAGTTTCAAGAGATTCTAATGGAAATTATTTCAATTTATATTTACAAAATTTTGAACAAAATAGATATTATTCAATAGAATTGAAAATTGTTCACGAAAACCAAACATATATTCACAGAGACAGTTTTATTTTTAAAGTATTAAAATGAATTTAAGATTAACAAATATATTAAAAGAGTATTCAACAGGTGTTGTTAACAAGTTAAAACAGAAGTTCAAACAAGAAAATTCTGCTTTAACAGATGAAATAATAGAATATTACATCAATAGGTTTGACCAAGTAAAGTCTTCACCGAAGGTGGATGTTAAGGACATAACAACATATTCCTTTCAAAAATTAGAACAAGTTGTTGACAGCTTTCCTTCAACGGAAAAGGTATCTAAAACAAATAACACCGTTGAATTTTCACAAACAGAGTTAATTTATAACAAAGCACCTCTACAAATCTATCATGGAGAAAATGAAAGAACTTGTGTTAAGATAAAAGGAGAATTCCCTGCTTCATGGTGTGTATCACGAGGTAGCGGTGGAAACATGTATAATACATATCGTTATGCGGGAACAGAACCAAGTTTTTACTTCATAAAAAACATTGAAAGGTTAAACAAAATAAATAAAATTGAAGACGATAAATATTGTTTTTTTGTTATTCAATTTAATAATCAAGGAAATTACATTGTTACAAGTGCCAAAAACGATGGTGATGAAACAATGGAATGGGAAGAAATATTAGAAATAGAACCTTTGTTACAAGGAACAGAAAGTTTATTTAAAAACGTTCCTTTAACAGATGAAGAAAGGAAATATTATAGAAGATTTAAGAATGGAATAGAAGATGAAGAATATAAAGACCTTTCATATAAAGAAAAGAAAATTTATATTGCTATTATACATAAATTAAATGATGAAAAGTTTAAAATCACTCCAAATGATTTATTAAATGATTACATAACAACAGGTGTTGAATTAACAGATGAACAATTTGATTTTATAAAAGATACAAGACAATTATTCAACAATTATAGACGTGTTACAATAGATAATTTCATCCCCGAATATTTGAAAGGAAATATTAATTTTGGTAATAGATGGTTAGTGTTAACAAATGACGAATCTGTTGATTTATATAATAGAAAATCAGAAAATTTAAGTCAAATTTTATATTATAAACCGCAATTAGTTGATTATTTTAAAGACGAATTATATGAATTACGTGGGTATAGTATAATGCAAATTTTAGAAAAACATCCACAATTAATTGGTAAATT